ATAGAAAAGATACAGGATTTATTTGTTGATGACCCCGAATTAGATTGGACCCTTTATGATGACATAAGATTCAATGTACCGTATTTAGACGATACATATAACGCAGTGTTGCATACTATTAATAAATATAACAACAAATAATTATGAAAAAAACAGTAAAGAAATTGTACGAAAGTCAAACACAAGACGTAAAAGATTTACGAAACTTTATGTTTGCAAAAGATTATAATAAATACATAGACAAGTATAGTCAATCTAAAAAAGATGGCATTGAAAATACTATGTCAATAGGTAGAAAATGTGTAAAAACAGCAACCGTTCTAGCAACTGGCGTTGGTATGATTATAGGTGGCTTGTTTGGAACTATATTCGAATAATTATGGACCCAATATTTTATTATGCTTTAGCAGGAAATGTAGTAGCATTTCTAACTATATACTTTTTATATAGAGATAAACCAGAAGACAACTTTAATGATTAAACAAATTAAAAGAAAAGCCATGACTATTAGGCCAAGTGGTAGGTCGACAGACTATATTACACCGTCTTTTGGTCACGGCTGTTTGTACAATTGCAGTTATTGTTATATGAAACGTCACAAACCTACAGGTTTAGACGTTGCTAACAATTACAAAGACATATTGGAAAACATATTAGTACATAGTAGATTTGCAGACGCAGAAAAGCCTAATCAAACACATCCTTTGTACACTACATACGATATTAGTTGCAACGAAGACTTTGCTCTTCACGCAAAATATCATAAATGGCAAGAAATATTTCAGTTTTTTGTAGATCAACCTGACCTTATGGGCTCGTTTGCTACAAAATATGTAAACCCTAAACTACTTGATTTTGATCCTAAAGGTAAAATTAGGATAAGGTTTAGTCTAATGCCACAAAAACTAGCAGACATACACGAGCCAGGAACATCTAAAATACTTGATCGCATAAAAGCTATTAATCCTTTTATAGAATCAGGGTATAATGTTCATGTAAACTTTAGCCCAGTAATATTATATAGAAACTGGGAACAAGATTACGCAGAACTGTTTGATATGCTTAATGATTATGTAGACTACAAGAACGAAGTGTATGCAGAAGTTATATTTCTGACACACAACGAGGGTAGACACAATCATAATCTAAAAACAAATCCTAAAGCAGAACAACAGCTGTGGGTTCCACATTTGCAGGAAATAAAAACATCACAATATGGTGGTAAAAACCTAAGATATGAAAGACATTTAAAAGCAAAATACATAAAGCGATTTAAAGAGCTACACGACTCTATAATTCCGTGGAACAAAATAAGATATATATTCTAAAACTATCACAAATGACAGTAACAGTTTGGTTAAAAGAAGAAATTGCTCTAAATTGGGCAAACTATAAAAACGATTTAACAACCGTTGGTTATTTCATGACAACAAGAGAGCCAGGCGATCTTGATTTTATACAAGTAAACATAACAATAGAGCAGTATAAACAAATTAAATCACATTTATTATGAAAAAAGGGTATCACGATTATGTTCCAGAAGTAAAGGTTGAAAAAAAAGAACCTAAAAAATACAAGAGCGGATCAAGCTCGCTAACAGTTCTTAGCACAATACCTAAAAAACCTATAGGATATTTAATGCACATGGGGCAGATTATACAAACAACAGACGAAAAAGGAAACATTAACGTTGATAGTTTTGTTTTAATGTTTGGAACTCAAGCACCAAAACCTGGACCAAACAAAATACATATTAATCCTTCAACAGCTCATGCATCAAGATTGCTTGACAAATGAAAGAACGCAAAACTATATGGTGGTGTAAATATAAAATAAGAGTTTGGAAAGAAGTTTATTCTAATAAAACTAAATCTACCAAGCTTTCACATTTACACAAAGATTATAAAGTAGAAGGTTTTTTAAAAGGTAATTGTCCTAATGACCTTACTAATACAAAAATAAACTCTACTGCTATGAACAAACATATAGAAAATTATAAAGGAAAATATTCCTGCAAAGTAAAAATTGTAGGAGAAATAGAACGGCTTTCATCTCATGGCCGAACAACTTATGAGATATAACCAAATCAATTAATAACACGCGTATGAAAAATTCACAGTTAAAAGAAATCGGATTAGATTTCACAGTATCAAAAAGACCATTGTACAGAATAGACGAAAATCTAGTTGTTGATGGTCATGGAGGATTAGAGGTAGAAAAAGAGTTTAAAGAAACTCAATGGTTCTCTACGGTAAACGACTCAACTCTAGAAGATCTAGGTGTTGTAGGTAAACAGTATACCGTCACACAAAACGAACAGATTATGGAAACATTAGAAGAAATAGCTAAAGAAAATGGCTATACTATCAGCCACTCAGGGCCACTTAACGGAGGCAAACAATGCTTTGCACAGCTTAGGCTTAACGAATCTAAAATCATAGGTCCAGACGAGCTTATAAAATATGTAGTTGCAACGTGGGGGCACGATGGTAAACACGGAGTTAGAATAGGATATGGTAACAGAGTAGTTAGTTGCTCTAATCAGTTCTATCAATTTCATAACAAAGCTCAATACAAACTTAGACACAACTCAACCATTGAAGAGTCTCTAAGAGCTATACCATTAATCATGAACGAATACAAAGATTTCGAAGATGATATGTATAGAAAGTTTGAAGAGTGGACTAAAGTACCTATCTGGACTGACAGAAAGATTATGGACTTTAGAAACGGTTTATGGAAAGACTTGTTAGATATAGACAAAAAACTATCTATAGAAGAAGCTAGAGAAAAATACTCTACACGCAAATGGAATGCTGCAATGGATTTACAGCAGTCTATTAATACAGAAATGCAAGTCCATGGTGAAACACTATGGGGTTTATTTAACGGTGTTACACACTTTGTAAACCATAAGAAATCTGTACCTAACAGACCGTTTGGTAGAGATGAATCACTTATTGTAGGTGGAGGTGCAAGAATTGCAAACAAAGCCTATAAGATGATAGACGCATTTGCAGAAACACTATAATTAACAGGGGGGCTTTGGCCCTCCTTTTTAACCTTTAACTAAAAACTAAAATTATGCCAAACATGAGTTACTGCAGGTTTGAAAATACCTTGCGAGATTTAGAAGACTGCCACAGCGCACTATTTAGAATTTATGACGACATAGAAGACATGTCTAAATACGAAAAGAATGCAGCAATAGAACTTGTTGCTTTATGTAAATCAATAGCAGAAGAATGGACTGAAGATGAAATTCGTGAAGTTATTAATAACGCAAAAGTTGAAGATAATGGAGAATAAAATAACGTACTTGAAAGAACAGCCTTTTGCTCAACAAACTATGGAGCGATTAGACTGGCACGATGGCGGAGACGGTATCGAATATGAAGAGTGGATAGATCCACAAACAAAACAAATATGGATAGTACCAATAGAAATTAAAAGAGACTTTGATGGAGCATACAAAGAAGATTGACATTCAAAGAGTACAAATAGCTATGGAAGCTTTAGAGGGCATGTTTATATGGTCCGATAGAATTGGTAGCGATGAAATAGCTGAAATAAAATTTGCAATTAACCAACTTAAATTATACATAAATGAGTAACGTAATAACAGAAAGAATAGCAGAGTACGACTATAGCGAGTTTGTAGAACTTGAAGCTAAACATTATTTACAAAATCCTGATGATTTTATAGAAAGATATGAGTTTTATAAACTTAGAGGGGAAGAAGTTAATAGAGTTGGCGATTTAAAAACAACTGAAGTTACAGAAGAAATAATAGATGATGTAATTTGGCGTGACGAACATTTACCTGGCGATGCCTGGGAGCAATTTGAGGATCACATGACTTACTTTGATAAATACTCAGGAGAAACATTTTCCGTTATTGGAACCAACTTAGGTTGGCGAAATAGAACACATCAAGCGGATATTGAGGTAACAGACGGCATGGATTTATTTAAAGCCATAGAGGTTAACAGTGATTTCAATGTAAGATTCTGGAGAAACTCTGATAACGAGCCTGGCGTTTACCACGCAAGCATGTCACATCACGACTCACCTACAGGAGAACATTATCAATTTTCACTAAAACAATAACTATGAAAAACTACAAATTAATTTACATTCCTCACGGACATGAAAACGCAGAAGATCCATCTGACTATAAACAGTGGATAGACATAAAAGCAGACTGCATAGATGAAGCTATAGAAGATGCTGAAAGATATGGACAAATGGTTAATATATTTGAAGACAATTAATATGATAGGAAAAATGTTTAAACCAAAAGATAAGATTGTAATACTAGACAGTGAAACATCAAGTGTTGTAATATTAGAAAACATCCCTGAACAGGAAGCTATAAATAATCATTACGATGGCAATTGGGAGCTTTGGCTTTATGATATATCTAAAGATAGAGATGATATGCCAAACATACTAAATTGTAATTGGCAGTGGATTACAGGTAAAAACTCAATAGAAACAATTAAACTTTAAACTATGGGAGCACAAACTTTTGAAATTCTATCAGTAGGTAGATTTAAAACAGCAGGTGAAGCTTACTCGCATGAATGCGCAGAAGCAGAATACCACGATGGACACGATCCATACAACGGTACAATTAGTACGACAGACGGATGTTATAGAAGAACAGGTTTTCCAAGATACGGAACCAGAAAATTTGATGGTTGGATTGGAAAAGAAATAGATGAAATGGACAAACGAGATTGTCGATTTATAGAGCTCGAAGGAGCTGCATTAAAAAAAGCAAAAGAAAGGTACGGATATAAAGGTAAGAAAGGAATTAAAGCTTTCTACTTTTATGGATGGGCCGCATGTTAAATTAAATAAATAAATAATTATGGAAAAAGAGAAAAACGATTTACCAATCCAATGGACTTTTGGAGAGGGTAAAGACATTACATCAAGAAGTAAAGAACATCAAGAGTTTTTGATTGAACAGTACAATCGAAACAGACCCGTTGATCAACAAGTTAGAGATATGGGCGAGCTCAATAGAGCTTTACTAAATACAGAAATAAAATATATTGGTAGAACTGTAACGCTTAGTGAAAGACGCGTATTTCATAAGTATGGTGAAATTGTAATTAGCATACCTAAAGATATACCGCAAGATGATGTTCATCAATGGCTTTTAGATAACGAAGCTACATGGGAAAAAGATCTTGATAAAGCGTTAGCAAAAGCTGATTATGAGTTTGGCTTTGGTCTTGACGAACACAGATATATGTGTGAAGACGACCAACCAACAGAATCAAGATACGATATTAACGGAGAAAAATATGGAGGGCACTTATAATGACTAAAGAAGAAGTTGAACAAAAAGTATTTGACAAATTTACAGATGACTTTTGGTCTATACTTTCTACATATGTTGAGTCAATTAATCCACATATAGAAGAAAAAGAACAAGAAGAAGTTGTAAATGACGTTATTAGAAGAGTATCAATATTTTATTCTAAACATTAAATAAATGACTAAAGAAGAAATCTTAGAACAACAAAACTTTATCTATTCAACGACTATAGATAGGTTGTGGGACCATCTCAATCCAAATCAAGCAGAAGAACTGGAGTGGATATGGGAAGAAATGGAAAATGAACTAAACAAATTGCAGAATGAAAACGCAGGAAGAGTACTTAAACGGTTATTCGATCAGTGGGGAGACGATAATAGGAAAGATTAACACTGACAAGATGAACAAGGTCTATGGCGATGCTGTAGACTTTGTTTCTAACCTTGTTGGAGTAGATCCTATTGAAATGATGAAGAAGAATAGGCGCAGAGATTTAGCTACAGGCCGTCACGCATTAGCATACTACATGAGAAAGCACACACATTTAGGCTTTCAACGTATAGGTGACTTAATGGGTGGTAGGCATCACGCAACTATATTACACAGCTGCAAGCTAATAGAAGAGTCTGCACCTTATAATGCTTACATAAGAACTGTAAAAGAATCTATAGATGCTTTATGTATAGCACAGAATAGAACGCTTCGTCAAGAAATATTGCGATGCCTTAAAGTGTATACTTCGGATAACACTAGAGCAGAAGCAATAATAAGAATTATTAACCAATATGTTAAACCAAATCAATTAGAAAATGAGAGACACTAGTTTAATGGCTTACGCTGAACTTTTAGAAAGTGGTAAGCTACAAAAGATGGAAAAATTAGTATTACAAGCTTTTGCAGACTTAGGAGGCAAAGCTACTAATTATCAAGTATCAGAACATTTAAAGCTACCTATAAACCAAATCACAGGTAGAACAAATTCTTTAGTAAAGAAGAATACAATTTATGCTTACGATAGGGTAAAGAATAAGGCAACTGGCAAACTTAACTGGGAGTTTAGAATTTACCCTGACTTATTCAATTCAATTAATAACTAAACTAAAAACTATGCCAAATCATTGTAGTAATTACCTGACAGTATCAGGTACAAAAGAAGACATGAAAAAGTTTTACGACAGCCTATCAGTTATGCCTGAAAAAGATGCTTCTGATAGTTATGACGAAGAAGGTAGAGTCTTTGACTTTAACGACTTTATCTTTAGACCTAAGAGCTTAGATATAACATCTGGTTCTGGCGTAACAAGAGCTTTAGAAGTTTTAGAAGGTAAAGCTAATATGGGTCCTGGGGGAGACTATCCTAACCTTACAGAAAAAGACTTTGAAGAAGCTAAAATCTACAAAAGCAATATAGAAAAATATGGCTTTGGAGATTGGTATGAATGGTCTTATCATTACTGGGGAACTAAATGGAATGCATATGACGGTTATATAAGTAATGTAGAGCCTGAATCATTTCAAGTTAGCTTTACTACAGCTTGGTCACCGCCAACGCCTGTAATAATGGCAATGTGCGAAAAGTTTCCTGAGCTATACATAGAAATGGAATACCAAGAAGAAGGTATGGGCTTTGCAGGAACCATGGGTTCTGATCCAGACAGTGAGTTTTATGATCACGAAGGTGAGTTAGAGTATCTAAGCGATTGCTGTAATGTAGACGTAAACGATGACGACTGGCAAGAGTATTGCGAAGAAAACGATATAGAGCATTATGAAACATGCCCTAAATGTAAAGAGCCTTGTGAATCAATAAGTGAAATTAAATACAACTAATATGAAGCAGTTTAACTTAAACAGACTTATGATGTCTTGTTGTGTAGATATAGACAATGAGTATTATGAAGAACTTATGGATTATCTACTTGAAACAGATGTAGATTTAAACACATTAAACATAGATGATCTAGTAGTTAATGGTATTCAGTTTCTTGATAAAGAAGATGCTGAAGATTATTACATATTAAAAGAAACCGAAGACGGATGCTGGTGCATCTAATTATTAATTAAAACCAAAATCAAATGAACAAAGAAATCAAATTTTCAAAAGGAATTGTTAATCCTGTAGTGGATAAAAACAATAAGGCTGGTATTGACATATTGTTGACACCAGAAGACATAAAAAACTTTTCTACACCGAAAGGTTATGTACCTGTATCTATAAGAATAGACGAAAAAGGTAAATACTATGCGTATAGATCAAACCATAGAATTGCACCACTTGCAACTGACTTAGTAGATGATGTATATGACCTTGCTCGTATTGCAGTAGAAGAAGTACCGCATCAAGATTTAGATGCAGTATCTGAAGCTTTGCACATGGAAGAGTATAAACAAGGTAAAAAAGAAGCCGTACATATTACGGAAATAATAAATAAAGTAAACGAAGAATGGAAATCACGATAAACGCAGTTTTCTGTTTAGTGTTAGCCAATGCGATCTACCAGACTATGATATTTCTGGTAGACGCAGTTAACGCTATGATAGACGGAATAAACGAAGGCGAAGGCTACATAGATAATCGACATTACATATTAAGCTGGGCGCTTGTATTAGTAGTGTATTTTGTTAAATCATCAATATTTCACTTATGAAAATAGGAACACAATTAGTAGATGTCAGAAACATGACA